TCTTTTAATGATTTGTTGATTAAAGGACCTACAGACGCTGTGTCTATGTCGTTATCTTCACAATAATGCAATACAGCATCCAGGTAAGATATTCTTTTATCCTTTACTACGCCCTCTATAATAAGAGCAAACTTTTTACTATTCATTAACATTATAGTTTTCTGACTATGTGTTTTCTTAATGCTCTTGTTAGTTCTTCTATTTTATCTATGATACTAATTAAACTTGGGTCTGTAATATAAGTTTGTTCTGCTTTTAGTCTATCATATTCTTTTAACGGTATTGTTACCGTTGATTGCTCATTCTCATAAGTCATATCTTGCTCATGCGAATCTCTATTGTAATTATCTGCCATAATTTACCTCACTTTATAATAATATTATATCACAATCTACGTATTTGTCAAGCCTGTTTCTGTTACTAGGTACAGGCAAACCCTTATAGCAGATTAAGCTGCCATTGCAAAGTTATTATTTGCGTTTATAAAGACTATAAGGTAGTCAACCATTTAACTCCAGTATGTTTTATCTGTGAATCGATCCTAACTCTACCCCCTAAATTTCATTGTTTAGATGGTGGAGTAGCCGAGAATTGCACTCGGGTCTTCTACAGGTATTATCATACCTTCTACGTTAAATTCTATAAATTAAGTCCTGGTGCGTATTGTTCCATAATTTCAGGATTTAATTGTAAATTAAATGTTCTAAAAATTACGCATACATCTTTACCAGTAGGTGTGGTAACGGTTGCAAATGTTTCGCCGTTGCTTTTATTTAAATAATATACTACTATATAAACTACTACACCATCTGGATCACCACCTTCTTTGCCGTAACTTAATGAGAGAGGTGTAAAACCTTTATCATTCGCCCAACGATCAATTTCTTCAGGTGCACCACAAACTACAGGTACTTCATCCCAATAGAAGTTGTACTTTTTGATTTCTGACTCTTCAGCAATTGTTACACTTGTTAACAATAATAGTCCGAGTATAGATAGTAATAGTTTTTTCATAGTTAGCCTTTCGGTCTAACTATTTATACTATTCCTTTCAAAAAAGTCTTTCGTGTGCTTATAAAACAGCTCTTGGTGTTTTGCAATGCTCTCTGGTCCGTGTATCCACTCTTGTACAAACCCGTCTTCACAGGCAGCCAAAATAACCGTTTGTTCTATCTTTTTATTAGGATAGATTTCTTCAAACATTTTAGCATATGCTGAACATTGTAAGAAGTTACCATAGTTATAATCTTTATCTCTTTGTTTTGTACTGGTCTTAAAATCAATTACAGATAGTTTGCCTTTATATTCAGCAATACAATCTACTTGACCTGCAACACTAATCTCTTTTGAGTATAGATATTCTTCTACACAATGTATGTTATCAAGTCTAGCAAGATAAGGTTTAATAATTCTAAACAGACCTAGTGGTGTCACAGCTGTGATACCCATAGACTTCTCATCTTGGTTTCTAATATGATTTTCTATTAGTGTGTGGGTTGCCTTACCTCTATTTATGGCAGAGGCAGATATGTAGTTGGCCATCTTCTCACCAACTGCATTACGCCAACCTTCAATCTTTACTTTTCTTTCGGGAATCGCACCTAGAATAGAAGTAACAGAAGGCATATTAACACCATCAATAGTATAATATCTTATACCATCTTGGTTCTTACCTTTCACACCTAAAGTTTTAGGTAGTTTTTCTTCATTCAGTTCTACATAATTAAACGCCATAATATACCTTCCGTTAAATATTATATAATCATTATATCATTATTTGTCAATATTGTCAAGCCCCTTGTAGGCCATCTTTAATCTATGAAAATCTGTACAATATTCTATGCCAAATGCTTTATATTCTTTTGTAAAATGAAATAGTTGCTCAATACTACGATAGACTTTCTCTATCTGATTAGCACCTGGTTGCTCATATTCTGCACATAATGGTAAATGTATTGTAGTTTTGTAACCTTTTAGTTGCCAAAATACTGCACTCATAGGTTTTGCATTTATAACACAACCACCTAGATTACACCCACCTATTATTACTTGGGTATTGTATTCTTTAATATCCCAATTCATGTGGTCTTCTACTTTTTCTATGATGTTTGATATTTGTTCTTCGCTTGAAGTATAGACTATATCATAGCCTGCACCATGTAACATTGCTAACAATTCAGAAAATTCATTATGCTCTGGTTTTGTATTTGTAACAAAGACAATATTATCTTTGTCAAGGTTTGAACATGTAGCAAATTTAAGTAATTCGGAATATCTTCTACCGTTTGTATATTGGTCACCCAATAAAGGATGACCAATAAAATCAATTAACATAACAATGGTGTATTTCATTATATACCTTTTTGACAATACAAATCAATTATCTTGTCTTGTTCTTTTTTTCTATCATCATTAAGACGTTCAGTAGCTCAACTAGGGTCATACGGTTCGTATACCGTCTTACCATCATCATTTCTGTATGCTCTTAATACTTGTTTTCTGTTTTCTTCTTTGTTCTTATACGAACAATGAATCCATCCGCTATTAGGTTCTTCTGGTTTATGAAACTCTAAAATCAGCTGGTCAAAATCTAAAGTATCTATAATATACTTTGCTAAGTCAGCGTTAGCAATTCCAAAGATTTCAAAGTCCGCAGCCTGGCCTTTTGCGTGCTGGGACTTCATACTTGACCCAATCTTTACACACAATTCAGGACTACGATAACCACTTGATACAGATACTACTTTGCCATAATGATCTCTAACTTTTTGTAGAACATTATCACATAGTTTTTTTAAGTTATCCATATGATCTTCGCTTGGATTATTGCTAATACCATGTCTATCTGCTGTTTGTGAAGCAGTTAGTTCTTTAAGCGAAAAGTTTTTGCTTAGTTGCATTTAGTTTATCCTTTGCATTTAGTTTAATTTTCTTCAAGGTTCTTACATCAAACCATAATTTAGATGATCTGTCATTTCTTCTTTTTTCTTCAACTTCATTCACTGCTCTTTTCAGTTCTTTATGATGAGTTTTCACTTCTAACATATTACCCCCTTGTAAGTTTTAACAATTTGTCCATCTGAGCCTTGATAATTGGTCCTCTATTTGGCCAATGTATATAAGGTTCATTAGACTTTGAAAGATTATATAAAAAAGGTAACATAATCTTTTCAATCTCTTTAAATCTTGCTGTAGTATCAGCGTCCTGTATATCTTTGTTAACAGAGTCTTTCTCTGCTACAATCTGCATAACCTCATTCATAGCAGATTTTATATCAGATACGTCTGACTTAATTTTTGCTAGTTCTAGTGGATCAGCACTCGGCTGACTTGTTGTTTCTTCAGCTGGTTTTTTAGATACAGGAGTAAAACCAAAGTCAACGTCTGTATCAAACTCTCGCATAAAATCAGGTATGTCTGCCATAGTTATTCTCCTTGTTTATTTTGTGTTTTAATTACTTGATTTAATAATGTTGTGTAAGGATTAAAGTTATAATCTTTTACCCCACAACCTGTTAGTAGTATTAGCGTTGGCAGGACTATAAGTCCTGCCCGCATTGTATTGTACAATGAGCGGATTGACTTATTAGACTCTGGTATACGACCGTTGTTGTTCAGTTGCTCGCTCTGTACCCATTTATTATTTATTTTTTGCACGTTGTCTAGCCATATGTTTTTTAACTACTTGTTCTGTTTTAATCTGTTTAACGCTTTTCTTACCATGTTCTCTGCCAAAGGCACTTTGTGGGTGTGCTTCTGCGATTTTTGATTGCACTTCTTTCCATCCTTGATCATGTCTATAACTCATACCACTAACACCTGCAACAATATTAACACTTGTAATCTGTTGTTTTACATGTTTGTTCTTTTTAAGATATGATTCCATTTCGCTTATTGACATCATGTCAGTAAACTCTTTACCAGTTTTGGTATTCTTAAATGTGTATAGGGGCATTTATTTTAAAGTTAGATGAAATAGTAATTGATTTGTTGCTAAAAGCATATCTTCTAATATACTTTCTAAATCCATTTGACCTTGCACTTTAGGGTTCTGTGCTATCTTATTAAGTCTAGCAACTTGTTTCTGCACTTCACCTTTTACTTGACTATTATCAGCATAGTTCATTATGCCAGGTCTTAATTCTGCACTAAACTTAATTCTAGTACCTGATTTACCTTGCCAAGTTTCTACAAACTCGTCATTTAGTTTATTAAATTTTTCATAATATTCACCTGTTGTTTCATGCTCAGAATATGACTCTGTTTGCCAATGATAACTTTGAATATCATTTAAAAAGTTCATGTTTAATTGTATAAAATCTGTTACGTTATTCATAGTTCTATTTAGTATTTGCTATTGTTACTATCCTCTCTATCAAACTGCCTAGACCATTCTGTCTTTGCATAGTTAAAAGTTCTTTAACGCCTAAAGGTAAAAAGTCTTCTATAGTTAAACTAGCAACTTCGTCTTTAGGACAACCATTGCATAAGTCAGTAACTAACTTTGCTGTACCTTTTGTTATAAATGCGTCAGCGTCAATCTTATATATCATTGTATTATCTTCTTTTGCACCACCAATCAACCATAGATTACTAGCACAACCTCTTATCTTATTATCATCTGTTTTAACTTCATCTGGTAATTGTTCTACGTCTTTGGCAATGTCTATTAAATATGCAAGTCTATCGTGCCCTTGCAACATTTTTAGGTCTTCGCCCTTTTGTTGTATTCTTTCTTTTATCATCCTTCTTACCAAATATTCTATTGTAATTATCTTTGTATAGTTGAGTAGGTATTCTACTCTTACCATCCCATTTACCTGGCATTTTCTTGTAACCCTTGTTTGAACCAATCAGGCATAACTGCACCATGTTTTTCCCATTTAGCAAATCTTACTTTTTCTAATATGTAATACTTACGATACGAACCTACAACATCGCCTGGTATCTTACAATGATCAGGCATTGCTGGTGTAGCGTCTGTAGCGACTACGTTCAATGGTGCATTTTTAGGTGGGTGTTTTAGTAGATCAGCAAGTTTAGTTATTGATACATGGTCTGTATCTTTTTGCCATCTTAATTTGTATTCTTCGTTTAGTGCTATGAAGTGATTAAATAACCAGTTGTAATTATATGCTGACTTGATTACCCATTGTGTACTAGGGTGACCTAACCAACCTGCTTTGTAAACTATTGCTTCTTCGTTAGGGTTATCTAGTCGCCATCTTTTAATCTTACGACCATTCTTTGTAGTATCAATATATTCTGTGCCGTCAAGTACTCTTTTAGCAGTACATAACATCTGAGCAGACTCTAGTATCATTTTAATAATATGTTTATCACACATCATCTTAGCCGCTGTCTTCGGGTCTTTGTCAACATAAAATATATTCATTAGTGTATTACCTTTCTCATTACATAGTTTAACATATCATATTCTTTTGCCAAGTCAATTAGTTTATGGTACCACATTGCTTTAAAGTCATTGTTATTTGATTTAGCACATGCACTAGCAAGGTTGTTTAATCTCTTAACTTTGGTTGAGAATCTAATAGGTCTATCAAATTTAGTAGTCATAGTATTATTATATATCATTTTGACAATAAAGTCAAGCACTAATTTTTATCGCTATTCCAGTCATATATTTGATTTAATTTAAGTTTAATTTCGTCTGGATTGTCACCTAACTCTTTTGTTAAATCTTTGTATATTTTGAGTCGTTTGTTACGATTCTCTAATACTTCTATTCTTTTTAATGCTCTTTCCATAGTATCTGTTTTCTTCTCATCTCTCTTATCACGCCATTGATTTAGTGATATATTAGCAGCGATCAATAGTAATACTGCAAGTGGGTCAAAAACAAATATAAGTATTAATATAATAATACGAACGGCACTATCAAAATGATCATTAGCATTATCACCATAAATCAACTCGGCAACGTACTTTAATGGACCCACATCCGCTTCTAATTTTAATTGTTCTATATTTATTGACGATTTGGAATTGTTCAAGTTCGTTATTTTTTCCATTGCTTCGTCTATTGATTTATTCAACAGGTCTCGTTCTTCTTTTTGTTTCTTTCGCTCTTTTAGTCCCCTAGTAACAAATTCCTTGTCAATATAAACGTCAAGTGCTTTATCTAATTGAGCAAGTGTTCTTTCTGCTCGTTCTATAATCTTCTCTTCCTGTCTAATCTTTTTATCTATTAGTTCTATTTGTTCAGTATTACCTGCTGTAGGTTTAACTTGATCTAGGTGTGCCTTTGATAAGAAACCAAAGATACCTATTGATGTTATGAATATTAAAACTATAATTGATGTAAATAGATATGCCTTTAATGATTTAGGTATGTTTGAGCGCCAGTTATGATACAACCATGAGGCAGCAACTAACTTACCTACTTCTAATGCTGAACCCATTGCAATAATAGGTACATATGCACCAGCAAACAATGTCGCTAAACCAAGTATAGAATACCCAGCAGCAATTAACGATATGCTGATTGCACTTATAAAAGTTATTAATGTTAAGAACATGTATTATTTATTAGACCAATAAGTCTTTTTGTACCAGTTATAATATGCTTTATCTGTAAAGATTTCTGCGATTTCTTCGGCAGGTACTTGATCACTCCTAATACATTCTGCAAGTGATTGATATTCCCACGTGTCAACTTTACGTGTAACCTTTTTACCTCTAGCACCCTCTGCTAAAGTTCTTACGTTTCTTTTGTGATTTTCTGAATTAGCATAACTCACTGGCAATCATCTCCGTATTTTACACCAGGCATATACTTATACAAGTCTGCTAATGGACCTTTTTCTTTGTATTTCTTTTTACGTTCTACCTTTTCATTATAGTTAACAACTAAAAAGGCAATGAAAAAACCTATAAAAGTTATTGTCATACCTAAAAAGAATAAACCTACTCCGTACTCTGCTGTCATTTTTTCTCCTCTAGTTTTCTGATTTTAAATATCATTCTAGCAACTCTAGCGTCATAATCTTTTGTTGTAGAAAACTTATCAAGTTTTTTAATCAATAACAATGAGTCTAGCATTTGATTCTTATCAAGCATTTTTTGTCTTAATACTCTAAACTCTTTGTAAGCATTATGATTGTTTAATAGATCAATATAATAGTTTACACTATCACATTTACTAGCAAATACTTTTACACCCCAACCAGGCCACTTTGTAACACCTTGTGGTAATAGATGTGGTGAGTCTTTACTCCATGTTCTAATCCCAAATAAATTATTACCTTCTACTGCAAACCTTGATTGACCCCAAGCAGACTCTAACGCTGCCTGACCTATAATCATCTCATAAGGTACTCTTTTATCTTTAGGTAATGTAAAATTTATGAAGTTTATACATTTGTGCATAGCACGTACAAATTGTATATCATTGTTATATGTAAATTCAGGTTCTTGTAAATCCATTGCCTTAATCTCATTCATATAAAATATATCTAATTCTTCATTGACTTTTGCAATAGCAGACTCATTAGGTTTATGTGTACCGTACAAGTATGAAACAACGCATAAAGTCAATACTGCAAAGAATACCTTTGTATAAAACCAAGCCAGATTTGCTAGTCTATGCCAATTAAATTTTGCCATCTTTAACCACCTTTTTTAAGTCTTTGATTGTTTTAGTTTTAGGTATTGTAACTGTATACCATTTATATCTTACCTTGTGTTCACTACTAGGACCAAATGATGGCACGTCATATTCTCTATTAAACACAAGTAAATCTTTTAAATAAAGATTGACTAAATCATCTAAAATATTCTCTTGGTGGTTTTTAGGTACGGTAGGTGTTTTGAAATAACCTTTACCTTTTATCAGTTCGTTTAATATCTCTTTATGTTTCTTCAATAGTTTCATTATATACCTCTCTTTACATAATATTCATAACCATGTTCTTCAAATTTCTTTTGTGTAAAAACAAGGTTGTCGTTATCCAAATGACTTCTATATCCTTTGAAAATCTTTTTACTAGTTCTACCAGGAAAGTTACACAATATATCTTTTTGTAAATGTCCTGTATAATATAGTTCCCACTCTTTTACGTTATTGTTAAGTACCTTGTCAATAATGACAATACCTTTTTTGATTTGTTTCTGTAGCCACTCATCAATGTGGTTCTTCTCACCGTCTTTCATAATATACTCTTTCTTATTATTGTAAACCCACGTAGTTTACTTTTGGACTAAACGACCAAAACACGTCATTGTGATTGCCCGAGTCTCCCAGGTTTTGCATTTGGTACAAGTGTACCATTTCATGTACTAAAGTGTCCATAAAATCTCTTTTATCAGGATATGTAGGTAACATCTCTAACTTGTATAATCTAGTACCTTTTCTTTTCCATTCAAAGGTTACTACTTGTCCTACACACTTCTCTCTTTGTAAATCTTTTATTTGAATTTGTCCGAACGGACTTAACTTGCTATCAAAA